TCAGGACGCTCGTGAACTGCCGCAGCCGCTCGAGGTGGTCCTGGGAATAGATTGGGTCGTTCTCCGTCTTCACCCAGGCCGCGGTGGGTTGGCTCCCCAGCCGCCGGAACTTCAGGAAGTCCGATAGCTCCTCGACGAGACCCATCAGGCCGTCCAGTTCCGCCTGCTCGTCGTACTCCTCCTCGTCGTCGGTCGCCGGGCCGAGCTTCTTCTGCACGGCGATGTCGACCTGGACGTCGTGCTGCACGCGGCTCCGGTCGGCGGGCGCTAGCGCGACGCCCTTGGGCACGACCGTCACGTGGAGGTCCTTCATCTCGGGCAGTTCCAAGAGCGCCTGGTATGCGCGGGCGGCCGCAAACTCCATGCTGAAGTCGTTGCCCTCGTCGTTGAGGGCGTCCGCTAGCGCATCCGCGATGTCCATGATGACGCTCACGTCGAGATCTCCTTGTGCGCGATGCACGGCCGCGAGATCAGCTTGTCATGCAGCGACCGGCTGAGTTTCAGCAGGTCCGAGGTCATGCTCGTCAGGTCCCGGATGGCGGCGGTGTTTGCTTCGATCACGCGGGTGTTGGCGTCCAGCACCGAAAGAAGCCTCTTGATCAGCCAGATCACGAGGCCGAGAAGCACGGCGCTGAAGCCGAGGAAGCCATATTGGATCAACGGTTGAGCTATCCAGTCGCTGCTCATGCGTCCTCCGTCCCGATGAACTTCGTGTGGATTCTCAGCGTCCTGCGATACGGGTCGCTGAAGATGAAATGCGGCTCACTGCCCGGTGCCATCACCTCGTAGACGAACACCTTGCCGCCGTCGGTTTCCTTGATCCGGTCGCCACGCGCCGGAAGCGTCGTTTCTCCGTCCAGCACGAGGTCTACCGCCGGCACCAGGTAATCCCGGCTCTCGATCCGCTCGAGGACGCCGTAGCCGCTGTCCACCTCGAACACCGTCTTGCCGATGGTCGCTCTGACGTCCGCCGAATCCTTGCCGCGGCAGTAGCTCACCGTGCGCGACATGAACTTCAGCCGCTGCGCGTCGAGCCAGGCGCTCGCACCTTCCAGAAGGTCAGCCACAACCCACCTCCCTGAAGGTGGTTACACCGTCGACAGCGTGCAGCCGTCGTTGCTCACGACCGACCAGCGCTTGTTCGCGCCATTCGCCTTCGCCACGAGGAGGATGGCGTCCCCCGCGTCGTCCATCGTGATGGTGTTGTTGCCGGCCTGGTTGACCGTCGTGGCGCACGTGATGACGCAGTTCCCGCCGTCGGTCTTCATCGAGAGAAGCAGTTGCTGCCCGATGTAGGTCGGAGCGGCGAGCGTCCGCGTCTGTGCGCCCGTCGTCACGATGTCGCACTTGCCGGAGTCGGTGATGGGGATCGCCCCGGCGTTGCCCGGGTCGGCGAGGTCCGCCGTGAGCGCGTTGTGGACGGTGTTCGCGACCGAGACCGGGCCGCTCCAGAGCACCCGGACGGTCTCGTCCGTTGCCCCAGCCGCCGCCAGCACGAAGCCGATAAACGTGTTGCCGCCCGCCGTGGTCGTCGCGCAGCCGGTGCCGGCCGTCCCGTTGTACGGGTTGCCGTCGGCGTCCCAGTAGAGGGCCGCGCCGAGCGCCTGTTGCTCGTTGGCCTTGACCACGTCGAAGACGCCCTTGACGGATAGTGCCCCGAGGCGGTTTGCCTCGATAGGCACTTTCGCCACGCCGATCATGCTGCCTTGGACGACCACCTGGCCGGCCACGACCGCGGAACCCGGCGTGTAGTCAATCGACTCGCCAACCTGAATGAACCTCGCCTGAAAGTCCTGTGCCATGCTCAGTCTCCTTCACGTTTCGTGTTGAGTGGAATGCGGATCACGCTTCGCCCTTTACGCGAATTGCCCCTCGGTAATCCTGCTCTCTGACGCCGAAGTCGATGTACCCCCGGAACTGGATCCCGAGCGTGTTGAAGTCCGCGTCGGTCTTCTCCACCGTGGGCTGGTCCACGCCGTTCAGGAACGCGACCTCGATAGCCGGGAGGCGGTTCGGGTCGGATAGGAGATACCACGCCTTGCTCGACGCCCCCGTGAAGCTCGTGTTCGAGAGGTAGACCGAGCTGACTACTTGGTACTTCCCGACGTGCGGGTTGGTGGAGGGCTTCGGCTTGTTGGCCGTGGTCAGCTCGTTGAGCTGCGGAGCCTTCATCAGCATATCCGCCGGCACCCGCAACGCCGTCGGCACCAGGAGGACGCTCGCCGGGATGCCAAGGGGCTTCCCGTTGGGCTTCACCTGCCCGCCGAAGAGCACCTCCGCCGCGGTTAGGCCGTCCACGCTGAGGATGCTGTCCGCGCCGTCGAGGTAGTTCTTATGGTCGGTCGAGAAGAACGCCTTGCCGTCGGACTGGACGGGGTTCGAGAGCCACAGGGTCCACACCGCATCGGCGATGGCCTCGGCCGCGCCCATCCCGATCTGCCTCGGGATGTCGGTGAACGCCCCCATGTCGTCGTTGATGATCATCTGCCGGGTGAGCGCGAACATGATCCCGTGGGTGTCGGCGCGCTGCCCGAACTTCTGCTCGTCAAGCTTCCCGTGCTTGAGCTCGCCATCGGGGCCCACCTGCTCGAACTTGAAGGAGCCGGTCATCCGGTACCGGGAATGCTCCTTGAAGTCGTTGACGCTGGCGATCTTGCACACACTCCGCCAGGCGTCCTCGATGTAGTTGTAGCCATCGAGGAGCATCTTGTTGGCGACGTTGGAGAGGATGCCCGGGAGGCTCGTGGTGCTAAACGCGGCCTCGAGCCAGCCTGTCGCGTCGCGCCGGAAGCGGGGGAGCTGCCGCCCACAGGCGAGCTCGCAGAACTCCTGGATGCCAACGCCGCGGAGCGTCTCAGCAGCCTCGAGGATCGGGGCCTGGTATGCCGCCTGAATGCGGGTGCTGGAGATGCCCGCCGCCATGAGCGCGACCGCCTCGAAGACCTGGGGCGACGTCTGCCGCTGCTGCTCGTGCACCGCCGGGGCCTTCGGGCGCTCGGCCCTCAGCACCTCGAGCTCGGTCTTCGCCTCGTCCCACCCCTCGGCGATGCCCTTGGCTTCGATGTCCGGGTGCTTGCTGTCACACGCCTTGCGGACGGCCTCGATGCGGAGCGTCTCCGCCGCGGCCTTCGCGCGCATCTCGGCGACGGGGTCAACCGGCGCGACGGCGGTTACTTCCTTCTTGTCCTTGTCCTGCGTCTCTTTCTCGTCCATGTTTTCCTTCTCCTTGTCTGAGGCTGATGCCGCGACGCTCACGCTGGTCTCAGCGTCTGCGCCGAGGTCCACGAAACTGATTTCTCCGAGGGTCGATTTCCGCACGACGTTGACCGGCCCTGCAAAGTCGCGGCCGTTGAGAGAAACGCTCTGGCCCTCCTTCACGAACTCGTGCTGCTCGACGGCCGCGCCGATGGACGCCTGCCAGGGGAAGCCGTTCTTCGAGGAGGCGACGATCTCCTTCGCGGCGGCGGTGTCACGGGACACAACACCCGTCGCGACGAGCTTGCCGTCCACGATGCGGATGGACTCCGTGTGCCCGACGCCCGAGGCCATGTCGTGCCCGAAGCGGATGGGCCGGCTCTGGCTCGGGATGGCGAGACCTGCCAAATCCACCACCACGGGATATCGCCAACCCGCAAGACGCATCTCGCCGCCGGTGTAGGCGACCATCGTGAAGCGCGGCAGCGCTGGCTGACCGCCGGCATCCGCGGCTGCCGCCTCGATGGTCAGCGCACCCGGCTCGCTGAAAAAGCTCAGCGGCCCGTCATTCTCCGGCCTGTCCTGCTCCATTGTTTGTCGCTCCTGTGTTCTGGGCTGCCGGCTGCGGCTCCGGCAGGTGGAGTTCCTTCATGAGGACCACTTCCTTCGCCCTCTGGCGGAGCTGCGTCTCCCAGTCCTGCCCCCTCCGCGCGTATTCATCCGACAGGGTCGTGGTGTAGTTCTTGAGGCGCGTCTCCTGGGCGTTTGCCTCCTTCGCGGGGTCGACGTGCTCGTGCCCGTCCCAGAACCACTGGTGCTCCGGGACCCCCGCGGTGCGCATCCACAAGGGGAGAAAGTCCGAGATGAGAATCGCCTCGTTGAGCCAGGCGGCGAGGAGCCGGTCGAGGACCACGAGCTCGAGATGCGACTGCTCCACGCGCAGGCTCTTGTAGTAGGTCTGGTGGTCGAGGCGGCCGGAGGCATAGTTGTAGCCCGACGAGTTGCACGCGGCGATGTTGAACGGCATGTTCAAACACCGGGCGATCTCGTTCAGGATTTCCTTTTTGAACTCCCCGTAAGTTGTCGCCGGCTGCTCGGCATGGATCTGGCCCATTTTCCACCCACCGGGCATCGTCATGAGCATCCGCTTTTCGAGCTCGATGACATCCATCGGCTCGATGCTCTCAGCTTCCCCGTTGGCGGGGGAGTCGGTGTAGAGGATGCCGGCGAAGTCGGCCGCGGTCTCGGCAGCGCCCAGTACCGCGAGGGTGTAGCGCCGGAGTTGTGCAAAGAGAGGGAGCGCCGGGGTGATGTCCGGGACGCCACGGCTCTGTCCCGGCCTATCCGCCCGGAACCAGTGCACCATCGATTCCGCGGGGATGCGGTCGTAATCCCACGAGTAGCCTATGTTGACGCTTCCCGGGTGGTACTTGAGCACGTGGTATTCGACCGGGTTCCCGAAGGCGTCGAAGATGATGCCGTCGATAGCGTTCGGGTCCATCAGGAACGCAGAATACCTCCCGAACGTAGGCGTAGTCACCTGGTCGGCCTCGACCAGCTTCACGTCGAGCTGCACCCGCGTGGGGAGTGACTCGTTGCTCGTAAGGATTCCAAAGGCCTCCCCGTCTTCGGCACGTGCCACCCGCATCGTGCGCAGCTTTTCTGCAAGGCCGATGCCCCTCGTCCACGCCATGAACTCCTTCTCGATGAGGCGGTTCGTATTGGCGTCGTCGGTGAGCATCTGGAGGCGCGGCCCGGTGCCGACGACATCGTTGGCGAGGGTCAGGACAATCCCGCGGGCGTAGCTGTTATTCGCGACCTCATACCGGGCCCGGTTGCGGAGCGTGCGGCGCACCATCGGGTTTGCGGCGGCATCGGCGGACAGACCGTCCGAGTTGGCCCAGTGCCGGCGGTTTTCATCCGACGTCATCGCGGCGTCGTAACGCCCCCGCACGACGCGGAACCCGAGAGACCTGCCAGCGGTCTGGCTGTCCTTGGACTTCGCCCGGATGTTCCTGAGCCAACCGAACATCGTCACGCCCCCGGAGGACTGAGCTTCGTCATGCGAAAGCCCCGTCCCTTCTTCATGGCCTGCTTGGAGTTGAGGTAGCGGTCGGCCTCGACCTGCTCGGCGAGGGAATGCTGCTCCATCTCGCCCTGGTCACCCCGGGCGCGCTTGGGGCCCGAGGCGTTTTCGCGAATGGTGTTTTCGAGGTCTTCGGACATGCGCGCCGACTCCTGACACAGCCAGACGTACGGACAGCGAGTACCGTCTACTGCGTTACTTACCCCTCGGAGGCAAAAACTGACGAAAGGTAGGCGGGATTTGCTGATTTAGTTACACCGGTAGAACCTGAGGAGAGTTTTTGTGGGAATTGTGCCGCCGACTTGCGGTGGGTTCATGTGGCAACCCGAGAAGCGAGGGGGCTTATGCTTCGAAAGGTGTCTGCGGGGATCGAGAGGGAAAGGCGCGAAGGAATGAAGCTCTTATTTCGCCGTCCGCTTGGGCCAGAAGACGCCGATGACCACCCAGCTCTTGGGGTGTGATAGGATGGTGCCGACGTAGAAGTGGGTGTCCTTGTCGGGTCCGCAGATCTCGCCCAAGAACTTCTGCTTCACCTTTGCCGCCGCATCGTCGGGAGAACATCCGCGGGCAATGAGGTTCCAATACAGGGCGCCGACCTCCCAGTCCTCGATCATCATGTGGTGCCCCGTGCAGCGGGGGTCGTCGCACTCGAATTCGTAGTGAAACTTGAACGGCACTTTTCGGGGAGGCACCTTGGTTCGGTTCCGTTCCTCGAACAGCCGGCTCTGGTTCAGAGCCGCGATGAAGCTTGGTGACCACTCGGCATCGTTCGCGGAAATCACCAGATCCTTGACCACTTTGGGGCGGAATATGCCCAACGAGGTCTTGTCCACCGCCTGACGATCGTACAGTTCTTCCATAGAGCGCGCCCTGCGCGCCAAGGCATATCGGGCCCTCTCAGACCAGTTGCCGGGCTGCGTCGGAATCGGATCTCCAACGGTGTGCAAGGTTTCGCAATTCGGCCGGTAACTCTCCTTCCGAACATCGCGCCCGACGTACTTGGTCGCTTCGACCTCGATCCACTGGTACTTCTTGTATTGCTTTTTGTATGGAAGATCCCGGAAGTTTATCGGGTAGAGGCGGATGAACTCCCCGGTCTCGGTGACGCCTGCTGTGCAGACCAGTTCGTCATACTTGGCCGAGGGAATGGGATAGGTCTTTACGGTGATCAGAACCTTCAGCTTTTCCTTGGGCGGCTGCATGACACGGCTCCACGCTCAGAGGTGGATCACCTGAAGCCCGATCATCTTGGACACCGCGGACGCCAACCGCTCTCGATGGCAATGCCGGGCGTCCTTCTCAGCGCACACCATGACCGATGGCTTCCGCTGAATCAACTCGCACACACGCGCCACGGCCTGCTCGTTTCTGGGGAGAATCTCCTGCTCGTAGGTGTCCAGCAGGCGATCCAGGTCGGCGACGCTGTCAATGTGCTTACGCAGGGCCGACGGTATCCCGACCTCGGGCTCGTGGGTGTAGTCTATGTCGAGCTTGCTGGCGATGCTGCTCATGGACTTGCGGGCGAAGCCGTACTTCCGGGACACGGGATTCGCGCGCACATCGACGATGGCGCGTATCCCGGTTCGGAGGAGATTGTCGAAGAAGGCGTCTACCGATTTCTCGCCGTACCCCGCGGTATAAACCGCAACCTCCGCCACGGGGCGCTGCACGGGAAGGCCCTGGCAGAGTTCCCGCAGTTCGCTCTTCGACGCATACCAGGGATAGCGCCGATAGACATCGGCGACGAGGGTTCGGTCGTCCCAGTGTGCAAATCGCTGGCAGACGGAGCTTACGGCGGCGAGGACGGCCTCCGGCAACTCCTTCACAGGCGGATGGGCTACGCTCTCGAAGTCCGGAGCCAGAGCGACGCCTTCGTCGGACAAGGCAATGTACCCCTGCTGCGCCAACGCGTCCATTTCGCGGTACAGCGCGAAGGAGAACGGACCGTACTTATACGGCACGAAATCATAGAACGGCGAGTCGCTGATGGCGCGGTATTCGTTGCGCAGGAGGAACATGAGTTTCACAAACGATAGCTTCGTCAGCGGCCCGTTGGAGCGCGACAGCAGGCTCAGGATCACTTTTTGGCGAGAAAGCATGATTGTCCCCCATGTTCGTCGTTCCCTATCTTACTTATCGGCCAGAGCATCCGCAAGTCTTTACTCCCTGTCAGTCAAAGGCTTACGGCTCCACGAAAACCCGGTCACTCTCCACCCACCGGCTTCTCCCACGTCGTTATCCGTCTCCCGCAGTTCCGGCATTCCCGTCGGCGCAGAATGCGGCCCCCCGATGCGGGGCGCGTGTAGAGGACGAAGAAGTGTCGGCAGCCAC